CTACAAGCGCCGATTTCTGTTCTTTGGTCAACCTGATATATTCAACTCGTCGCTTTTTAGTGGCAATAAAAGACAGTTTTGATGGATCAACGAGCAATTTCACGGTAAACTCCGCTGTCGGTTTTCCCGGATCGGCAGCGGAACTTTTTAATTCATACGAAACGACGTCTTTCAGTTCGATATCATTCAAATAAATTACATTTCCCTTGATTGTTAATCTGTTCATCCTTGATACACCTCTCTTTCAGCGCATAATAAAAAGCCGCCTATTCGGCAGCTTCAAAGTCAGATGGTTCTCGATAATACTCTATGCTTACGTAGGTTTGTCCTTGATGAATAACGTGTGTTTCAGGGTCATTCAGGTCAACTTCTAACAACTTTCTTTTTATGACAGATGTTTCGCTTTCATATTCAGCAAGATAAGCTGCATGCTTTGACTTGTCATACCCCCACTCGAACGGTGTGAATTTTTCGCTGTAATCCTTGAGGTTGAAATAAGTATCCCCATTGATTGTGATCGCTTTTATACCATTGTAAGTCGTTTCCACTACACCACCGCCATCAGTTGTTGCTTTCGATGAAAGTATGACTTGGTTGTCCTTAAAATCAACATCCAAACCTAAATGCTCAGCAATTACACGTACAGGAGCGTAGCTAGTCCCATCGAAAGCGACTGCTTTAACCGGGAGCTCTTTGCCATTCAAGATAACGGGAACTTCCGCGGCAATACGTTTTCCAACGTTAGATACTTCATCTGCGAATATTGCTGTAGGCAATGTTAGAAAAACGCCGATAATAAAACCAATTACATATTTCCTCATGTAATCACTCCTTCGACATTTTTCCACTATTATACATCAATTCTTACTCCATTTGCATAGATCCCGTTAGGTGCAATTAAAAACATGGCCCCACCTCCCGGATCAATGTAGATCTGAAAGGGATCAGATACGGAACCGACACCCCAGTAGATTCCGTTTTTGAAATCGTTAGCAGGAAGTATCAACTTTTGACCAATCCTCACGTCGTTCGTGACATTAATATTAGCTGCTCCCGTTATGCTCCCTCCGGACAAATGTGCTCCTGTAGCTGTCATAAACCCAGACGAGTTAACACTAAAACCGCTACCGATAGTAATTGCTCCACCAGATATCGTTGCACCAGTGATGGTGCCGCCAAAAATCGCTCCCCCTGTAATCGTGCCTCCGCTAATCGTCGCGCCCGAGATGCTGCCACCATTTATCGTGGCCGCATTGATCGTACCGCCCTGAATTGTTCCCGCCTGCACGGTCCCGCTGAAGGTTCCATCCACGCCTTCGAGTGTGCCGGTGAACTTAAACTTCTTGTTCGGGATGTCAAACCACAGCGCCCGATTGCCGTTAGCGTAAAAGCTCAGCTCATCCGCGTTAAAGACCGCCTTGGCCGCCCCGTCCTCGCGCTGTACGACGATGCCCTCTGTCCGACTGTGAGTGACGCCGTAATATGGCTTACCAAACTTGACAGCATTTTGATTGAGCCGCTTGACTGCCGCCGTGAGCGAGCCGTCAATCTCAAATTCGGATTTTTGCTCACTGATCGACGGTGCCTCGATCTGCATCGACAGCCCGCCGCGAAAGTCCAGCACTTGGTGCAGGATGATCGTCTGGTACTGTTTCGCTCCGTCCCACGGAAAGTCCGCCTCATCCCAACTCATGTCCGCGTCTTCCCAGGACATGCTTTCCACGGTTTCGAAGCTGATGATGTCGCCTTGGTCAAGGTGAGGAAAACCGATGGCTGGCATGGAGATGGGCACATAGGAAAACCCATTGATCTGGGACAGAATCTTGTTGGCCATGGCTTGCGTGCCAAACGGGTTTTCGATATACAGCGTCTCCGCCTCGGTACCGGTTCCCGCCTCGTAGTACAAGCCATCATCTGGATCGTAGATGATGACCACTCGGGAGTAAGTTTTCAGCGGGTTGACCTGCTTCGCCCGTATATAGTCAGACTCGTTCATTTCAAAGACCGGCTGTGCGGAAGCGCTGATCTTCCGGAACCGCAACACCCCGTCTTTCCCCATGTAGGCGCAGGCCGCATTTGCGGACGCAATGAACCCCATCACCTGCCGGCACGTGAAGCCCGCCGGTCCGGCCGGGATCGTGTACGACGGGTCGATCTGCACACTGCTGTCATACGTAAAGCCTACCTGGTCGCATATCTCATCCCAAACCGCCTTCATGGTTGTCGGATAGTTGAGCTGCGAGACATACGGCATGTCCGCGAAAATGAGCCGGTCATAGCAGACGTATGTCCAGATGTCCCGGTCTTTCGTGCGGTTGTCGACATAGAATTCGCCGAGCGGAATCCAGTCCGTTGTTCCGCCTTCCCACGCAAAGTCAGCTTCATCCCAGCTCATGTCTGCTTCGTCCCAGGTGAGATTGTCAGACTTGAGAGCAATATACGGAACGATCTTGGAGTTCGGCGGGAACTGGCTATGCATGCGGAAACGGATCGTCAGCTTGTTCGGGATCACAGTCCCCAGCTCCAGCTCGTCGCTGAGGGAGAGACTGTTTTCGATACTGAAATCGACGATCACATCGTCGCCGTATTCTACGTCATTCACAAGGGCCTTGACCGCAAATTCGCGCTGTGGTCTGCGCAGCCAATCTGCAACTAAAGTCGGTACAGGATACATACCATCACCTCTCCGTAAGCGTCAGCTTGAGGCCGGACCAGTATATTTCGTTGCCGCGCATGACCGCAAACGGCGCAACGCGGTCGCCGACATAAAACGTTTTCGTCTCCATTTGACCAGTCATTGGGTCGGGATAGGTACACTGGAAAAACTCGTTTTGAACCATTTGGAGAATCGCCGATGTGTCCGACCAGCTGAGCGGACCCCATGACATGTCAATCTTACGCTTGACCGCGATCCGGTCACGGTGCATTGTGCCATCGGCTGTCCGTTTGGTCGCTTCGGCATCGTCCAAGTCCAGAACAGTCACTTGAAACGACATCGGGGCGGCCGGCAGGTCCACCCCGTTGATTTTGATCATGTTTGGCCACCCCTCCTATGCCATGCTAAGAGTTCTTCCAGCGCGCCTTGTTCGATCATCCCTGGACGTGTCCACAACCTTCGCCAGTTGTGTACCGTTAGCTTCCAGGATGACCGGTCGGCGTGCAAAGTCCTGCAGAAGCTGTGCGATCATATAGAGCGCATCCACGATTTCCTGATTGGATCCGCTTAGCATATCCTGCAGCTTACTAAGCGGGGTAATGACTTCCGGATCCACGTTGGCGTGACGGTTATCTCCAACCCATGCAAGCGTTGGACCCGTGACGAGTCCACCTTCAGCCAGCCTCGGAATTTGCGGAATGTTGAAACCGAATTTTTTTCCGCCTATCACCGGAACCCAGTCCGGGACATCAAAGCTGATCTTGTTGACTTGTTTAATCATCCAGTTCAGGGCGTCAATGATCATATTGATTGCCCCTTTAAAAATTGATCCGATCGCATCGCCGATACCGCTGAAAAATGTCTTAATGCCATCCCAGGCGCGTTTCCAGTCGCCCGTGAATACGCCGGCAATAAAGTCAATTATGCCACCTAACGCTCTGATAATCCCTTTGGCGGCATCAGCAATCGAACCAAGTGCATTGCCTATTACGTCAATCACTCCATCAAATATTTCTGAAACGACCGGGCCCAGTATTTTTACAAGCCAGTTGATGATTGGCGCGATAAACTTGTTGTAAATATCCTGAGCAGCCGTTATCAGTTTGCCGATGAAGTTGCCGATTTCTTTAACCAAATCTTTCAAATGGTTATCCCAAAGTTCTTTCATTTTATCGAGCATCTTGGTGATAATCGGCTTCAACATCTTGTTCCAAAGGTTATCCCAAAGCTCTTTGATCTTTTCCAGTGACACTTTAATTCTGTCAACGATATCTTGACCCCACGTGTCCCACCATTCAAAAATTACATCGAGGGTATCTCGAATAACGTCAGAAATAAGCTGTAAAACGGGATCAATTGCTTCACCCCAGATGTCATCAAAAACCTGTTTAACAACGCCGAATAGCTGACCAAACGCTTCAGTTGCTCCGGCAACAAACTCCGTAATCTTAGGCAACCCGTCAGCTACAAACTTTTCGAAAATCGGGAACGCCGCTTCCCAAACGGAGTTAAACGCCATCCGAACACTTTCGGACAATCCGGCAAAAATGGAAGATAAGCCAATGATGCTTTGATTCCATAAAGGCATTAAGTCATTCTGCCACCAGTTCTTCAATGGTTCACCGAGCATCAAAATGCCGGAGAACATCGCTCCGAACTGCTCTTTCCACTTTAACAACTCTGGCTGAATGACTGCCCAGGCAGACTGTATTGAGGGACCAAATGTTACCGTCATTGCTTGCCAGCTGGATTGAATGAATCCGAATGCTTGCTCAAATGTTGTCCTTATTCCAAGCGCCAGAGCGTCCATCTGCGTTTGGATGCTGTCTATATCAAGCTCCGGCATCTCGAAAGCTTGAATGTCGGACATCAATCCGCCATCGTCGCCACCATCGGACGTATCAAGCAGGTTCAACTCATCGAAACCAGCCAATTTGTTCGCGGATTTCGCTGTCTTATCCATCGCCGCGCGGGCCTTATCCAGCCCTATGGCGGCTTGCAGACTTTGTTTGTACGTCTTGCCAAACAGCGCAGAGGTAAAAGCGGCGACGTAGGTCGTAGCCGTTACCATGGCCCGTACAAGCGCGTTTATGGCCGGAAGCACCGCCTGGAAGATCGGGGCGAAGGCGGATTTCAGGTTCATCCGTACCGTTGCCAGGGATTTCGCGTATTCTTCGTTCGTCCGGAGCGAACTGCTGATGTATTGCTGCAGTCCCCGGATCGCCCGATAGATGACGGAGAAGATGAGCACCTGTTTGGCAATCCGCTTAAATGCCGCCGTGAACTGGTTGCCCATGTTATTGGCGCCCTTAGCTGCCGCGGCGAATGCCTTGCCCGTGATACCGAGGGTTTTGTTGGTTTTCTGGAGCGTTTTGTCGGTTTTGTTTGTGCTGTCCCGTAATTCATTGATTTTGTTTGTTGTTTTTTCGGCCTGCTGATTGAGCTTGAGCAGTTGCGCTTCTGCATCAAGTATTTTTTTCTGTAGTGCAGATCTACCCGTATCACTTTCCAACTTTTCGATCTTGGCCAGCAGTCCGTCAGCCTTAGCCCCCAGACTTGCGATCGTGGATTCCGTTTTCGCGATTTCCTCGCGCAGTTTAAATTCGCGTTCGGGAGTCACCGCAGCTTCGAGGGACTGTTTCAGGTCCTTCAGTTTTGCGCGTAGCGCTTCAGCTCTGGCCACGGTGGCCTCGTATTGCGCATTGAGCCCCTCCAATTCACGTTGAGACGAAGCTCCGAAATTGGCATATTCGGTCTTCAGATTTGCGATGATGGCTTCCTGAGCCCTGATCTTCTCGTTTGTGTTTTCGAGGACTGCTGTTAGGCGTCTGATCTCGGCCTCGGTAGTCTCCACATCCGCACCGACGACTTTTTTGGATTTCGACTTACTTGGCTTCGACGGATACGTTGCAGAAACAACAGGAGCGGCCGGCACGGACGCCGGTGTTACAACAGACGCGGGAACAGGAGGGGAAACTGAGCTTGCTGTTGCACTCGGAGAAGACACCACGCTGGCCGGAATCTGAGGAATGATCACGTCCTTTAGTTTCGACTTCATGTTGTCCAGCGACTTCTCAGCTTCTTTGATGCTGTCGGTCGTGCTCTTCATTGCACTGTCGATGTCAGCCGCGCCCTTAATCGCTTCCTTTAGTGCATTCGAAAAGTCCATTCCTTTTAGCGTCGCACCGAAGGACTTCGCCAAGCGCTGCCCCATCTCTTGAGCCATCGAAGCAACCTGCTTGCCGATATCACCGACAAACTCAATACCAAGACCAACCTTACCGACTTCATTTCCAGCCACTGCCCCCACCTCCTTTGCCAAACATAGCTGCCATCATCCGTTCGAACTGATCGATCGCCTTCCGAGCTTCTTCCGGACTCATCTGGACCTGCTTCATCTGCCGTGTCCGCCATTGTGCCCGGATCCGCTTTTGTTCAGGCGTAAAGTGTTTAAGCTTCTCCGGATCGTTCTCGCTCCGGATCTGCACGATGTACCCGAGCGGCGTCTCCGGTAGCAAACCGGCCAGGAGCGACGAAAACTCCTCCCACGTCATATCCGGTTCGTTACGCAACCTGATCCCGTACTGTGCCGCAAATGACGCCTCAATCAGTTCCCAGTCCTCGTACAAGTCGTACCAGGTTTCAGATTGTTTCACGCGCCCGTTGAAATCGTGCCTCAACGGTCTCGAATTCTTCGCCCATGGCGCCGGCCATGCAAGCGATGAAAATGGTCTGGTAGTCAGCGAAAGATAGATCCATTTCGTTGATTTTTTGGATCGCCTCTTTGCCGAGTAGCAGCTCGAGGATCCTATCGACCTGCCGAAGGTCATTCAGATCCGTGTCTTGGATCTTCTGATTCAGGATCAGTACCGTATTCTTCCGATTGTCGATCTCGAATTCAATACCTTCAGCGACTTTCAGTTTCGGACGTTCGTTGGTAAGCTTCGACGAAATATCAATGGTCTTTGCCATGTGTCATCCCTCCAAAGAAATGAAATAGACGGCCGGTTAAGGCCGTCTGTTATGATGCCGGCGTGTAGGTTGGCTTGCCGTCGCTCATCACTTCGACCGACAGTGCAGCAACCGCCGTACTGTCGCCGCCCTCGGGCTCCGTCACATTGAGTACACAGTTGAAGTCCAATGTGGCACCGGAAGGGAACTCGACCTGGAACTTCGTCGAGCAGTCCAATCCGTCTTTCCAGGCCACCTCGGCCACATAATCGTTTCCTGGATCACCGACATGACGCTTGCCATTCAAAGTGATGACAAACCCTTTCCCGGTCATCAGTCTGCGTACCCAGCCTTCAGTATCCATCGGCGTCCACTCTTCGACATTCCCATCGATGGAAATCTGAAATGTCTCCATATCTTTGATGACAGCCATATCAGCCGCTTGCGACGCCAAACCCTTGGTGCCTACCTTAAACGCGATATTATAGACTGGGAAAACACCGCTCGTTACTGTTGCCATTCCTTCTCCCTACCTTTCATGATAGATGTGTGTCTCCACGATATACTCGTGGATGCCCTCGCTGTCCACGCCGACGCTGATCGGCCCGGACTGAGGCATGTAAAACCAGGCTCGTTTGCCGCCGATCGTCGCGGACTGACCGAATAAGGCGTCGTACACTTCCTGTGCCTTCGTCTCCGCCGCACTTGCGCTCTTTCCCCAGTGGATAATGATGGACACCGGGCGCACTGCGTACCCGGTCGCCTGCGGGCCGCCGACGGCCAGCCGCCCTGGGGCGCCGGTGGTCGCGTACAGGGTGATGCATCGGTCAACCTTTCCGGCCATACTGTTCAAATACCACTGGGGGCTGTCAATGACGGTTTTGAGCCAGTCTCGAAACTGCGACAGGTTCATTTAATCAGCCCCTTTTGCTTCATGAGCATGCGGACAAACTTGCCGAACGTTTCGACCACCCACTCTTTTTTCTGCCCCGGCGTGTGATACGGCTCCATCCACTTGCCGCGGGCGTTTCGGTTTTTGTCCTTGCGGAAGTTGTACTCCGGATGCCAATACAGCCGGCGAGCGTAAGGCGTATCAAAGACGATCCCCGCAATAGCGTTCCTGATCTCACTGAGATCAACAAATCCGCTGCGTTCCAGCTCACCGGTGTCCTTCGGGACAACGCCCGATGTTCGGATATCCGTCAGCACGGCCTCTGCTGTCAACTCGACCGCCTGGCGCATAATCTTCTTCGTCTCCGTCAACCAAGATTGATTGAGCGTCACCTTTGTGGTTACCTTCACGCCAGCATCAGCTCCGTCGAGTACACCGTGCCGTCAGGATTGCGCGGTCGCAGTGTACTATGGATAGCCTTATGCTGACCGTTAACCACGACATATCCCTGGATCGGTTTACCCGGGTAAATGTCGCCCTCGATGATCACCAGACCCGACAGCATGACCAGCCGGCGCTCGGCGTCCATCACTTGGCGCGATCTCTCATCCAAAAAGGCCGGACCGTCATAGACCAGCTCCTCCACATACTCACCATCGCTGTCCACGCCTTCCCAGTACACTTTGACCGGGATTTTCGGCAGCCACTTCGGATATGGAAATTTCATCGCCTAATCACCCGGTTGGCCAACCCAGTTGGTAAGAGGAGGCCCATCACTTCCTGGGAGGTCATCACTCCGCCGGCACCTTGTACAAATCCTGACTCCCCAAAGCTCCAGGAGATCGATCCGGCGCTAAATCCCGTCATGGGAGTGTTTAAGTAATCGCCGTATTGATGCACGAAATCCGCCTGCAGGCATACAGCCTTTTTGATCTGTTCCTGCTGGAACGGCGTCAAGCTGTCAAAGCCGCGGGCAACGATCCGGTTGTATGTCAGCCCATTGATCTGATCGGAGGCGCGAGTAAGGGCCCTTTCCAGCCCATCTGCCGGAATCAGACCCTTTCCGTAAAGCTCATAATCCTGCGGTGTTGCGTAGCTCATGCGATCACCGCCTTATTTCTTATTGCCTTTCTGCTTCCCCTCAGTTGCGGCCTCATCTTCCTGCTTAACTTCACCTGCAGGTTTCCCTTTGTTCCCCTCAGGTGCAGACGCTTCTTGTTGCTTCTTTAACTCTTCGATCTGCTCCTTGAGCTTGGCGTTTTCTTTCAGCAGCGCTTCATATTGCGCGTAGGATACAGTCTTGTTTGGGGCATGCTGGACAATCTCCAACTTGCCGTCCACTTCCTTTGCAATGTCATATCCAAGGTTCAAGTACCGCTGATGAGATGCCTCATCAATCTTTAACTGTTTATTGCCTCTCACTGCATAAAGCATGGTATCACTCCTCGCGAAAATAGTAAGGAGGCCCGAAACATCAGGCCTCCATGTTGATCTGCACGCCGTCCTTCTTGCGTTCGATCAGGAACAGGTCCGTGTACGAACGGTTCTGGTACAGCCAGCCGTCGCCTTGCGTGTGCGTGCCCGGTGCCCACAGGTAGATCGCGCTGTGCTTGATGGGCGCGATCACGCACGACGGGTGAATCAGAATCATGTTGATCTGCTTCGCTCCAACACCCGGTTTATAACCATCCGTGAAGTCGTAAACTGATTTCATTCGCTCAGACGGGACTTTAACCAGTTCGACATCGTCCAGTTGGTTGACGGCACGTGCCACCCGATTAGGTCCGGATTGCACATAGAATACACGTTGCACGTCCTGAGCTTCTTTCAGCAATTTGTGTACCGTCGGCGTCACATACAGGCGCCGGCCTCCTTCCGGTACGGACGCTTCATCCATGCGCTCCATCAGTTCGTCGAACACTTGCAGGACGTTGTTGACGTCCAGTGCCGTCGTATCCGGCGTGCCGCCGAAGGACTGCATTTCCGAGAGCAGCTTGCTGTACCGATAGCAGTCCAGCTCCGGAATTGCCTTCTCTTGGACGAACACGTTCGTGATGTTGGCCGCGGACAGGATTTGGTTCGTTTCGTCCACGTCCATCGCGTCGACGAAGAACTCCACGTCGCGGTCATGCTGCAGGACCTTCGTCTCGAAATCATTGCTGATGGCCTGACGATTCCACCCGCCGGCGCGGCTGTGGTCCTTGTAGCCAGCCAGGTCGAGCCGCGGAATCTTGATCTCCTTCGCCCCCACGAACCGCACCCGGTCCGTCGTCAGCGCGGAGCTGGTCAGCTCACGTGCATATTTTTGCTGTAACTGCGTTTCAAACGCTGTGACATAGTTGTAAGGCATTGTTTCATCACTCCCAGATTATTTTTGTGGTGTATTTCCGAAGATGGCGGCCAACTGATCCTGATTAATGTTCGTCGGTGGCTGACCGCTCCCACCGCCGATGTGGAAACCGGGTTGTGGCTGCGGATCCTGCTTGAACAGGAACGCTTTGGACTCTTGTAGTGTCTTGAGTTGCTCGTCCAAACCAACCACTTTGTCGCCGTCCAGCACGAGCTTCGTCTTATCAAAAAGACCGGCTACCAGTTCCTCGTCGTGGACCTTGCCGGCGATCGCCGCTTTGATGGCGGTGGACAATTTCAATTCTTTCAGGTCGGTCTCGTACTTCTCCTTAGCCTGTCGGTTTTCGTCCTGGAGCCTCTGGATCTGCGCTCTCAGCTCCTCGCTTGACCCGGCCGCTTTCTTCAACTCGTCCAGCTGTTTATCCCGTTCGGTGACGTCGGTCTCCAGTTTCTTCTTCGCTTCTGCCACTTCGTTATAGCGCGCTTTCGGTACGAAGTGCTCCGGCATCGCTTTGTTGATGTCGCCGACAATCTGGTCGAGCTTCGATTCTTCAATGCCTGCTTTTTTCAGCAGTTCTTTCAACCATTCCATGTTTGATCACCCTCCGAATTTGTATAGCGGTTCGATCCGCTGCTGGTGTCAGGCCGATATACCCCGGCCGCGGGTAGGTAACAGAAAGGGCTCCGGAAGTCTCATCCGGAGCCCATAAAAATAGCACCCTCGTTTTATCGCGAGAATGCTTTAATCTTCGATTACTTCACAACTTGCGATATCGGGAACGGGGACACCTTCATAGTAACCTGATTGCTCCCCTTCTTCGGTCTGAATGCCAACTGTATCGTAATCAATATCCTCCATCGCACCGACTTCATATGAGATAAGACGACCGACAGTCACTTTTCCATACCTATCCGTTATTTTTACCTTTGAGCCCAGCATTTTGTAGAAATCGATCATCTCTATCTCTCCTTTCGCTTTTTGCTCGGATAATCTGGCACAATATGCACGCCCTTGTTTCCGTAGTGGATGCGGAAAACAGTCGTCTTATCCTCCTGGTCTGTCAGGTTGTTTACAGCGATGCCTACAACCTCGTCGTTTGTGATAATCGTTTCTTTACGATCCCATTCACCATTCGGTCCAATTTTGATAAGTCCTGTACCGGCATATTTATTGACCAGTTCCTGGGCTTCATCGATGCTGATTGTCAAGCGAGATGGACCATATTGGCCTTTTGCTCTGAGTTTTTCCTCGTACTGCTTGAACTCATTCGTACCAGGAATGTGCTTGTTTTGTTGCCCCGGCAGGATCGTCTTTGGCTGAGCGTCCGAACGAATGAACTGCCGTATTTCTTCAATTTTCGCACGATTTTCGGATTCTTTCAAGACGCGGCTTCGCTCTGCTGTGGAAATTTGCCCTTCGACCTTCTCGCGCCACGGTGATCGTCTCAATTCTGGATGAGCATTTAGATGTTCTCTCATCCGCGATTGCCACTCTTTAACCTTACGCGCATACCGCGCCTGATTATCTGGATCCATGCTGCCTGCTTCAAGCCTCTTATACTTGCGAATCTGTCGTTCAATATACCGTTGTTTCTGTTCCGCTCTATAGTTGCGCAAAGCTTTTTTATCGTCTGCAGGCTCCGGCAGCCGGCTAATGCCCGGGAAGTACGTGGACAGCGTATGCCGACAATTGGGATGAAAAGCACCGTTTCGCATCGCCTCAGACAGCCGGGGCGCGTTGTGTTCCCTCGCCAGCTGTTCTGCCTGTTCCGGACTGATGGACGTATACACATCATCGATCAGCACTTTGCCCTGATACGGCAGACACCACGGCGAGCAATTATCGTGTGCACTCATTATTACGGTGTAGACGCCCCATTGGTCGCGCTTTTTACCCTCGCCCAAAAACGTAGCCCGCTGGCTAGCCGTCCGTAGCGCCATCTCGGCCCACGCCGATATATCAACCTTGCGGCTGTCGCTGTAGGTGATCGAGTTGATCCCGCGCTCCAGAAACTCCTTCGTAGCCATATCGATTGCCTGATCCAGCGTCTTCGCGCCGGCGGTCATGTTTACCTCGGCCTTGAAGATGACCTGCCGGTAGACGTCATCCATCTTGCGCAAGACGCCGTATTCAGCCTGCTGTAGATCGTTCTTGACGGTTTCCTGTAGCGCATCGAGTTTCCTCTCATTCATCCCGAAAAACTGCGTCTCAGGCTGCGCTTTTGGAAGCTGGTCGTATGGTACTTTCCCCGGCTCGTAGTCCGGCTTGACCAGCTGCGGCTTCTCATCAACGGGCAATCCGATCTCGCCTGACACCTCATATGCAGCACGCTGTTCCGTGCCAAACAGGCGCCTGATCTCGTTCTCTGCTTTCTGCTGACCATCCTGGTAACTCTCCTGGATGACATCCTCGGCAAGTTTTTGGGCATCGCGCACAGCCCGGCGAACGATCTTGGTGTTGGTCTTCCTGTACTTGAGCATGTTCCGTAACTTGACCAATTGCCAGCGATCCCAGCGGAATCCTTCCTTGATCTCCTCTTCTTTGTGCCGCTTGAAGTTTCGGCGCAGTGAGTTGATCAGATCAAGTGCCATTTGCTCGAAAATGGAGATGATGTCATATGGATCGCGCTTGCGCTCATCAGCCATTATTCATCATCCTCGAGGCCCTTACCCTCGTCTTGAGCGTCCTGGTTGATGGCGGGCTCATCCAGTTCAGTGTATCCCTGCTCGGCTTTCAGGCGGGCGATTTCTTCCGCCTTCTCCTCGTCAGTCCAGCTGTCGCCGTACAACTCCTCGACTGCCCTTTCGATAGACATGATGCCGAAACTTCGGGCTTTGCCAACCGTCTCAACAACCGCATCAAAGGACGGGCTCGCGTACTCGCCGAACTTGACGGTGGCCGCATACTCGCCCGGGGCTCGACGCTGCATCGTGTCCTGGACTTTCAGCGCCACGTCCACCAGACGCGGGATGACCTCATTCAGCGCGTCAATGATTTTGCCGCGTGTGTAGAGCGTCGTTTTCTCCTTCTCGCGCTGGGCCTCAGCGTTGTCGGTTTTTTTGAGGTCAATTCCCAACGTCGCCGGCGAGATGATTCCCTGCAAACACATGTCCAAAGCGTTCGCGTAACTCTCCACAAAGGCCTCGTAGAGGATTTGCGGCTGCACGACATCAATCTGGCCTTTAGCGTCTTCGGCCATCACGCTGTTGATCTTGATGAATTGGTTATCGAATGGATTCGGACGCATTGTGGCGCCAGTCTTCGGATTGCGCGGGATCAGGTCCTCCGGAATGTACTTCTGCACCCGCCCCGCTCTGATCGCATCAATCCACTGGCTGATGACTTCGTCCAGCGCGTCGAAGTTGTCAGCCTTCGCCTCGAAAATTGATTTCCCGCGCCCAGCCCATTTCGGGCTCTTGAAAAACCGCATCGGCACGGCCATGATGAAGTCGCCGAGATACGTCACCTCCGGCACCAATCGTGAGACCTCCGGCAATGTCCCGAGCGGAACTTCCTTGCCATCCTCGCCGTATAGGCGCGTCCGGATGTAGCCGCGACCGTATGTTTCCTCCAGCCGGTAGGTCTTGTCCCTGTAGATGTATTCCGACAGGAAGACGATCTCCGTCAGCCGGCCGCGCACCCGACGGTATTCGACATGCTCGCCGCCGTAGAATTCGATGATCGGCAGCTGCGAAACATCCGGATCGACAACCAGCTTGAACGCACCGTCGCCGGTCACAAGCGTCTCAGCGATGCTTTCACCGAGCAGTTCAGGGAACCGGTTGTCTTCGCTGATTTCGTCCCACCGCTTTTGCTGGTCTTCGTTCTCCAGCTCGATGCCATCAAAGTCAGCCGTCACGATGTCCGTGATCCGGTCGATGATCATAGCCGGTAGCCCGCTATGAATCTTGCGGATCTGCAGGTCCGTCGATGGCACCGCAGCCCAAAAACGCGATCTTGCCACGCTATCACCTGTCGCAGTGGCAAGCTGTTTGTAAAACTGGTCCAGCTCGCTCGGATCACCGCGATACCAAAGCCGGTTCCGCAGGACGTTTGCTTCATATGACAAAGGTTCCTGGATAATGATCGACTGCTGCGTCGGTGCAGGCTGTATGCGTAATAGTTTCATAACCGCGTTCCTCACCCCATTACCCAATGCATTCCAGATGCTCATGTCACACCTCCTATCAAGCACCGAGCAGATACATCGTCTCGGCAACGCCAGTAGTCGCATCAGGTGCGTCGTCGTGCTGATTTTTACCCTCACGCTGGTATGTTGTCATGGCTTTGTAGTATTCCGGCCATCGGTCGCGCCAGTTCACCGGGAAATAGATATGGCTCATCACCCAGGTGGCGTTGGACAGAATCCTGGCGGCCTTGTTTTTGCTTTGGTGGAACCAACTGATATCCGTCCGGTTACTTCCCAGATCCTGTTCCAGGATCCGACGAACATTCCTCGCAAACGCTCGTCCGCCGCTGTTGGACTCAAACCGCGCTTTATTGACTTTGTACTCATACAGCGCTCGAGCAACGGCAGGCTCCGTCTCTTCCATCGCCGCCTTGGTGTAAATAACATCTAGAACATAGGCTTCTTTGTTGTACACACCCCAGATAATATTGCAAAGGTAATCATCGCCCTGGTCAGCGCTGTCACAGTATGCGTAAATCCCTGTAAATAGCGGATTGCCGGACGCATCCATCGGGATTCGTTCATATGTTTTGAACGAGCTGTACAGCTTGCCCTTGATGTCGATCGGGATCTGCTGATAGTTCGCACTGGCAATGTCGTCGCCCATTGCACGGATTCGCATCTCGTATGATTCACGGCTGAGGATGTCCTCACAAAGCATCGTGCCGTCGTCCTGCAGCGCCTTCATCGACAAGTGCCGGACGCGCTTTTTCTCCTCAGCGAAGTGCTCCAGCGCCCGCCCGGCCAAATCACCGGTCGCCCAGCGTGTCATGATGATGATGATCTTGCCGCCTTCCTCAAGCCGAGAGAGCATCGTATTCGTGAACCATTCCCAATGCTTCTCAAGCAACGTCTCGTTGTGAGCCTCTTCAGCATTCTTAATGAGGTCGTCGATGATCAGCAGCGTGGCGCCAAAACCGGTGGCTGTGCCCGTGGGCGAAGTAGCCAAATAACTGTTGTGCGCCCCTTCGAGGCTCCACAGGTTCATGGCTGCGTCGCCACGCCGGATCCTGACATGCGGGAATATGTCGCTGTATACGATGACCCGCGGATCAGCCTTGATAGTGCCGATCCCATTCCTCACCGCCTTCGAGAAGGTAGTAGAAAGCGTCTCGTTGTACGAGCCAGTCATAACCTTCTCACGGATGTTCTGACCAAACACCCACTGTGCGAAATGCACCGCTGTCCTGGACTTGCCATGCCGCGGCGGAAGGTTGATGATGAGCACGTCATCATCGGACATATAGAAGTCCTGCATTGCATTGCACAGCTCGATCAGATATTTCCGGTCGTTCCGGTAGAAGTCTGGCGCCAGCGCTTGACAGAAATAAAAAAACTCGCGCCTCGCGAGTTCAATGCGTGCATAGTGCTTAATTGTCTCACGATCAACCGTCATCCTGAATCAACTTCCTGAGCTCTTCGGTTGTCAGTCCGGACAACGGGTTATTGATCTCCATACTGCCACTGTGGGACAACTCCTGCCGATCGCGCCACTTGTCCGGGCGGCGGTTCTTAAGCCAGAAGATTTGAGCAGTGACGTCGGGCTGCACCTCTTTGGTAACGCGCTTAGTCTCAATCATGATCGTCTGACCAGTCTTGGGATCGGTAGTAGCCTCCCGAGTCACCTCTTCATAGGTGTATCCGACCGCGCGCTTGAACAGCGCATTCTCAACCTCAACGTCGGCGACCTCCTTGCCCCTTTTTAGGGCCGCCGCAAGTGCCGGGTACTGCTTCACGTACTCACGAAAAGTTGAGTACGCAACACCAAGCTTTCTGGCAATGTCAGCGTCAATGCAGCCATCTCTTGCCCAAGCCTCCACAAGCAGGAGCTTAGGCTCAACATGTGTATGATATTTGCTTCTGGCTCCTGCCATGTGATCAACTCCTTTACTCCTCGCTGTTATAGATCATCATTTTGGCAAACTCCATAAGCCCTAACACTTCGGCGATACTTAAATCTTCCCAGTCAACCGTTACGTCTCCCGTGATCACGTCAAGCTCGATTGTGATCTTTTTCGTGATTTTAGCCTCTTTTGCCATCCCACAGCACCTCCACATAATGCCCGGACACCGCCCCGCACCGATCCAGGCTCGGCAGGAGGAGGTGGGCGCTGCAACCCACCCAGCGAGGCGGAGGCACGAATAATGAAAAAAAGTCGCATTACTGCGACTCTGATATTCCGCACCGTCCTACCTCCCAGTTTACATCCGCCTGTTGAGACTTTGCAAGTAATGTAAAGTAAAGTCAAGTAAAGTAAAGCAATGTAAAGTAAAGTCAAGTTCCCCTGATAAGCTGCTCGCCGTACATCTTGATCACGAGCGAACGGATCATCGAGCGCTTGATGTCATATATCGTTTGCCGGCTGACTCCGATCTGCTCCGCGATCATGTACAATTTTTCCCCATCCATCAGCCCTTCCGCAACGGCGCGTTCCCGCTCGTCTGTCAGTTCGGCTACGGCACCTTCGATCAGCTTCATCTTCTGCTCGTAACGCTTCATACGCTCCCAGTTACGCAAGAACTGTTTAGCCTCTCGGAACGTCGGATCGCCCACGCCTATCGCCTTTGGCAGTGTCGATTCTTCGCCGTACTTCGTTATGCACGGGCTGATGATCTGTTCCCACACCTCCCTGGACTTATTTTTCAGAACTTCTTCCTCTTCTTTTATTTGTGCCACACGATCAGCCATCCAGCGGTAATCCCGCAAGTATTGCTCGACTTGCTGGATCGCTTCCATCGTGCGATCCAATTGCTCGACTGCGATTCCCATATTCCCCCACACCCCTCTTTTGTGATAAAATTCGGTGTAGGAACATTCATTCGCTTATCCCCAGCAAAAATCGTGCAGGGGATTTTTTTCATCTCCTCAACTTCGTTTCGATCCGCAAACACTCCTCCGCGGTCCGCTCGGAAAATGCCTCCTCAAACCGCTCGATCAGCTTGTTGCGTTCCTTTTCCAACCGCTTGATCTCCTGTTGTTTTTGCTCCAGTTCTTCGCGGAACCATTCCAACTCGCACCCCACGCATTGGTGGTAAATCATCACCGGGTTGCCCGCATGTCGTTTGCAGACTTTTGCCATTCCACCGTCACCCCGATTTCTTTGAGGACGTCACACAGTTTGTTATAGACGCCCCAAAGTCTTGCATCATTCATGGGAACAGTTCCAAGCACATCTGTAGCTATCCGCAACCCCTCGATCAACTTGTCGCGTTCCTGTTCCAACCGCTCAATTTCTTGTTGTGCTTCCTGATTGATCTTGGAGGCTATTTGCCTCCAGTAACTCACCGACTCCCCGTAATTTTTTGCCGACTCCAATTCACACCGCAACTTCTGGTTTTCCTCGTCCTTGCGGTCGAGTTCGCGTTTTAAGGTTTTAAGGCGAATATACAAGCATTCACATTTCCGCCTCGAACCCAGCGATCTAATCTCACCAAGACCGCCACACTCCGGGCAATCAGAGACGGGTTTCGACAAGTCAAGCACTTCCGCGATCTTCTTTTCCCGATCAATCGCACTCATCGGTTGCAGACTCCTTTCCGCTGCAATAATTCTCATCGTCGGTTTTTCCGTACTCATGCACTCACCTCCTCGATCTCAATCTCAATTCTCGGCTGTTCGCCGTATATCTTCCGCTGTCGGCCGACCTCGCATATCAGTCTGTCATCTTCCCACACTATCCCGCTGAGAGAATCCGTA